CCGCCGCGCCTGCGCCGACGCCGGCGGCGGACCCTGACCCCCTCGATCCGGCCGAGCCGGAACCGACCTCCGACGGAGCCTCCTGATGCGCCAGCTGCACCGCCTGATCCAGGCCAACCGGGGCCGTGGGTCCTTCCGCGCCGAGGGCAACCGCCTGGTGATCTACGACGTGATCGTCGCCTCGGATGCGGACGCCGCCTGGCTGGGCGGGGTCTCGGCGGAGACCTTCCAGCGCGAAATCCGCGCTATGGGCGGGGACATCGAGCTGCGCATCAACTCCCCCGGCGGGGACGTCTTTGCAGCCCGGGCCATGGCCCAGGCGATCCGCGAGCACCCCGGCAAGGTGACGGCCTATGTGGACGGCGTGGCCGCCTCCGCCGCCAGCCTGCTGGCCGTGACCGCCGCCGAGACCGTGATGGCCCCGGGCTCGATGATGATGATTCACGAGGCCTGGACCATTGGCCTGGGCAACAAGGGCGACTTCCTGGCGACCGCCGCCCTGCTGGAGAAGATCGACGCATCCATCGTCGAGACCTATCAGGCCAAGGCCGGCGGCGAGCCCGAGGCCTGGGCCGCCGCCATGTCCGCCGAGACCTGGTACACCGCCGCCGAGGCCGTGACCGCCGGCCTGGCCGACCGGGTGTCGGAAGCCAAGCCCGCCGCCGCCCAGGCCTCTTGGGATCTGAGCGTATACGACAAAGCCCCTGCGGCGGAGGCGGTTCAGATTTCAACCGAGGGGACGCAGTTCACCTTCGCCCCCGTCGCGGCCCCCGAGGCCCCGGAGCCCACGCCCGTCCAGGCCGAGGCCGACCCGCAATTCGAACACGAGCACCGGAATCGCCGCCATGCGGTCCGCCTGCTCTCCACCGCTGCCTGAGCGCCCCGGGCGCAAGCAGACACCCTGCCGGGAAGCCCCCGGCTTTCCCAGGAGACTACAATGACGAAATCAATCCAGGATCTCCGCGAACAGCGGGGCGCCATCGCCATCGAGCTGAACGCTCTGATGGAGAAGACCCAGACCTGGGGCCCCGAGGCCCAGGCCGTCTACGACACCGGCATGGCCAAGATCGACGAGATCGACGCCAGCATCCGGCGGATCAGCGCGTTCAACGAGAAGGTCGTCGCTGACGCTCTCGACTCCCGCGTGGCCGAGGCGTCCGCCCGGGCCGCCCACGACGGCGGGAATGTGAGCGCCGGCCGGGCCGTCTATCAGAAGTGGCTTCGCGGCGGGGACGCGGTCATGGACGCCGCCGACATGGCGGTGATCAAGAACGTGATGTCCACCACGACCAACTCGGAAGGCGGCTTCACGGTCGCGACCGAGGTGGCCGCCTCTATCCTCGACGCCCTGAAGGCCTTCGGGGGGATGCGGTCCGTGGCCGAGGTGATCCAGACCGCCAGCGGCAACCCGATCAACTTCCCGACCTCTGATGGTACGAGCGAGGAAGGCGAGCTTATCGGCGAAAACGGCACGGCGACCGACCTCGACCCGACCTTCGACATCCGGACCCTGGGCGCCCGGAAGTACAGCTCCAAGACCGTCGCGGTTCCCTTTGAGCTGCTCCAGGACTCGGTCATCGACGTCGAAGCCTTCGTCCGTAACCGCCTGGTCACCCGGCTGGGCCGGATCACGAACAAGCACTTCACCACGGGCACCGGCACGGGTCAGCCCCGGGGGATCGTCACCGCCGCGACCTCCGGCAAGGTCGGCGCGACGGGCCAGACCCTGACCGTCACCTACGACGACCTGGTCGATCTGCAGCATTCGGTCGATCCGGCGTACCGCGACCAGGGCCAGGCGCGGTTCATGATGAACGACGCCTCGCTCCGGAACATCCGGAAGATCAAGGACACGACCGGCCGCCCGATCTTTGTTCCCGGCTATGAGGTCGCCGACCGGGGCGGCGCGCCGGACATGCTGCTGGGCTCGCCGGTCACGGTGAACCAGGACGTTGCGGTGATGGCCGCGAACGCCCGGTCAATCTTGTTCGGCGACTTCAGCTTCTATAAGATCCGCGACGTCATGGACGTGACCCTCTTCCGGTTCACGGACAGCGCCTATGCCCGCAAGGGTCAGGTCGGCTTCCTGGCCTGGATGCGGGCGGACGGCAACTTCGTCGACGTCGGCGGGGCTGTGAAGTTCTACCAGAACTCGGCGACCTAAGCCCAGCCGCCCCCTGGGGCGACGGTCACCGACGGCGGGGGCGGGTTCGCCCGCCTCCGCTTCCCCTTCCTGACATCCTGAACGGAGAACCTCATGAAGGTTCGACTCCTCTGGGCGGCACCCGGCTCGCCCCTCAAGTGCGGCGAGGTCTATGACCTGGCGGACGGCGCCCAGCTGATCTCCGGGGGCGACGCCGAGGCCGTCGGCAAGTCCGAAAAGGCCCAGCCCGACCCCCGTCCGGAGGCCCTGGTCCCCGCCGAGGCCGCGCCCTTCGCTGACGACGACGCCTGAGCGCGCCCGGTCCCGTGACCCCGTCCGCCGCCCGCCTGACCGCGACGACGCCCTCGGCGTCGATTGTGACGCTCGCCGAGCTGAAGTCGCACCTGCGGGTGGACTTCGACGACGACGACGATCTGATGGATGACCTGGTCGAGGTCGCCCAGGGCTTTGTCGAGGGCCCTTCGGGCATCGGCCAGGCCCTGGGCCCTTCGACCTGGCGGCTGAGCCTGGACGAGTTTCCGGCGGACGGCGTGATCTCTATCCCACTCCAGCCCGTGACCGCGGTCACCGGCGTGACCTGGCTGGACCGGGCCGGGGACGTCCAGACCCTGAACCTGACCGCCCTGCGCATCGACCTGGACGCCCGTCCGGCCCGGATCACCCCGGCGGTCGGCGGCGACTGGCCCGACGTCCAGCCGGCGACGGGGGCCGTCAAGATCACCTTCACCGCCGGCCCGGCCAGCCCGGACCCCCTGCTGAAGCGGGCTGTGCTGATGCTGGCGGCGCACTGGTACGCCAACCCCTCGGTGCAGGGCGACGGCTCGCCGGAAGTTCCCCTGGGCGTGCGCGAGATCCTGTCCCGCCGCGCCGTCTCCTGGATCGGATGACCGCCATGTGGATCGCGTTCTCAAAGGACTTCGACTGGGGGCCGGAGGGCGCCATGTGGCGGATCGCCTACAAGGCCGGCATGCGCGTCAACGTCCCGACGGAGGCCGCCGCTGCGGCGGTCCAGGCCGGCTGCGCGGTGGAGATCAAGGCCCCGACCCGGGCCGAGGCCGCCGAGCTGGTCGCGGACCCCTACTGGCGCGCCTGACGCCGTGCGCTCCTTCGACCTGCGCGACAGGGTCCGGTTTGAGCGCCGGGCCGAAGTCGCCGACGGCTTCGGCAATTTCGAGGGCGACTGGAAACGCCTGGGCGAGGCCCGGGCCGACCTGAAGCCCACGCGGGGCCTGGAGGCCGTGCTGGCCGGACGCCTGCAGGGCCGGGCCAGCTGGGACCTCTGGGTCCAGTCGTCCAACCTGACCCGCAGCCTGACCCCAGGCGACCGGGTCGTCGACGTCCGGGACCCGACCCGGGTCTTCAACATCCGCTGGAGCGGCGACCTGGACGGCGACCGCCGCTGGCTGCTGATCCAGCTCGAACAGGGGGTCGCCGAATGAAGGACCCCAGCCTGCCCGTCCAGGAGGCCGTCTACGCCGCCCTGGAGGCCGCCTTCAACGGCTCGCCCCGGGTCTATGACCGCGTGCCGCAGGATGAGAACGGCCGGCTCACCGCCAGCTTCCCCTATGTGGCCATTGGTGAGGACCAGGTCACTTCCGAGGCCGACGCCTGCCACGACGCCAGCTCGATCTTCGTCACGGTCCATGTCTGGAGCCGGAAGGTCGGGAAGGTGGAGGCGAAGACCATCATGGCCGCCGTCTGCGAGGCCCTGGACGTCAAGCTGGCCGTGGCCGGCTTCGGCGTCATCGGCCACGAGGTGGAGACCGGCCCCCAGCACCTGACCGACGCCGACGGCCTGACCAGCCATTCGGTCGTGACCTTCCGTTACCGCCTGGCCCCCGTGGCCGCCTAGATCCCAGGAGAACACCATGGCCGAAGTCGGCATCATTGAAGGCGAAAAGCTGCTGATCCTGATCGGCAACGGCGCCACGACCGAGGTTTTCACGCACCCGTGCCTGATCAACATGGCGCGGAGCATTTCGTTCGTCACGAACATGACCGAGACCGAGGTCCCGGACTGCGATAACCCCTCGCAGCCGGCCAAGATCGTCCGGAAGGCCAAGTCCATCGACTTCACGATCTCGGGGACCGGGAAGGTCGATAAGACCTCGGTCTTCGCCTACATCCAGTGGCTGCAGTCGGCCGCCCCGAAGAACGCCAAGATCCGCCAGAATGAGACCGGCGCGAACGGCGGCTGGGAGGGCGTCGGCAAGCTCCTCCTGAAGGACTTCGACCTCGGCGGCGACCGGGGCGATTACCAGGAGGTCACCCTGACCCTGGTGCCCGCCAGCACCTTCACCTGGACCGCCAACCCCTGATGATCCGTCACCAGTTCGGAACGGAAGAGCAGGACTTCCGGCTTCGCGTCGGCGAGTGGCGCGACGTCGAGAAGGCCTGCGATGCGGGTCTGGGCGAGATCGCCGCCCGGATCGCGCCCCTGGCTTCGCTGGTCGAGGCGGGCGCAGCGGCGCAGGCCGGCGGCCTCCTGTCGGCCATTTCGCGGGGCGCCCTGGGGCGGGCCCGCCTGGACGACGTCCGGGCCCCGATCCTCTACGGCCTGATCGGCGGCGGGCGGACCTCGACCGAGGCCGGCGCCCTGGTCAAGAAGGTCTTTGACGAAGCCATAGCCGCCGGAGAGGGACCTCTTCTGGTCTTCGCCCCCCTGGCCCTGGGAATCGTCCTTCAAGCCATCACCGGCCTGCCCGACGAGATGGAGCCCGAACCCCCGGGGGAGGCCGAGGCGGCGGGGACCTGAAGGGTCCGCCGCCGCTGGCGAACGGCAAGACCCGCTTCACCGACCTGTACCGGGCGGCGGGGGCGATGGGCTACTCGCCCGCCGAGATCGACACCTGGGAACCCTACCAGTTCGCCGCCGCCTGGAAGGGCTGGCAGGCGGCCAACCTGCCGGCCAAGGGTCCGGACGCCCCCTCCGACGAAGAGTTCCGGGCGGCGGTCGAGCGGGGGATCAGCTGATGGCCAAGATGACGAACCTCGAAAAGCGGATCGCGCGGATGAACCGCTTCTCCGCCGAGGTCCGCGAGGCGGTCGAGAGCGAGCTGAAGAAGGAAGTCGAGGAGATGGTGGCCGCGATCCAGCGGGCCGCCCCGGTCTCCGACTTCGAGTCCCGCCCCGGCGAGCTGCGGGACAGCGTGACGGCCTATCCCGTCCAGGGTCGCCCGGCGGCCTGGCGGATCATCGTCAAGGCCCAGGACAAGAAGGGCCGGTACTACGGCAGCTATGTCGAGTTCGGCCACAACACGAAGGACGGCGGGCGGGTCCCGGCCCAGCCCTTCTTCTGGCCCACCTACAGATCCCGCCGGCGCGGCCTGCGCGCCCGCATCCTCCGGCCCGCCCGGAAGCTGATCCGCGAGATGTTCCCCAGGGGGTGACGGCCGATGGCCCGAAGCGACGAACACGCCCTGCTGCTGTCGATCGACGCGAACATCAAGTCGCTCGAGACGACCCTGAAGAAGGCTGAGGCCCGGGTCCGGGCCGCCGCCGCCGACATGGAGAAGTCGGGCGGGCGGATGGAGAGCGCCCTCGGCAATCCGAACATTGGCCGGGGCCTGGACAATATCGTCAGCGATGCGCGGCAGCGGGCCCTGGACGCCGGGGCCGGGCGGCTGGGCGTCTTCGGCGGGGCCCTGGAGGCCCTGGGCCCGGCGGGCCTGGTGGCGGGGGCCGGCATCGGAGCCTTCAGCGCGGCCCTGGCGGGCGCCCTGGCGGCGGCCCAGTACGCCGACGAGCTGGCCGACACGGCCAACAAGATTCACGTCACGACCGACGCCCTGCAGGAGTACCGCTACGCCCTGCGCCTGGCGGGCGGGGAGGAGAAGGGGGCCGATCAGGCCCTCGAGGCCTTCAGCGTCACCCTCGGCAAGGCCCAGGAGGGGCTGACCCGGGCGCAGCGGGCCTTCCTGCTGCTGGGCTTCAGCCAGGAGCAGATCGCCGCCTTCCGGACCAGCGAAGAGGCCCTGACGGCGGTTACGCTGAAGCTGGCCGAGATCGAGAGCAACCCCCGCCGGGACGCCCTGATCTCCCTTCTGGGCCTGGACAGCATGAAGCCCCTGATCACGGGCGGCGTCGAAGAAATGGAGCGCCTGCGCGCTGAGGCCCGCGCCGTCGGCGTGGTCATGGATGAGTCCCTTGTCCAGCGCGGCGCCCAGGTCAACGACGAGTTCGAAACCCTGACCCAGATCATCGGCGTGGAGCTGAAGAGCGCCTTCGTCGACCTGGGCCCGGTTCTGGTCCGGCTGATGGAGTTCGCCGCCGGCCTGGCGCGGATGTTCCGGGTCGTGGCCGATGCAGCGAAGAGCGACCTGGGCGGAAACGCCCTGCGCTCGGCGGGGTCGATGCTGACAAACGCGGTGCCCGGCGGAAAGCTGCTGGCGAGCGGGTTCGGTCTCCTGCGGGGGGTCGGCGGTTCGCAGGCCCGGTCGGCGACGGCCGCCCCCGGGGCGCCCGGCATACCCGTCTCGGTCGACACCCTGATCGAGGACCTGACCGCCCCGACCCGGCGCACCGGCGGCCGCGCCAGCCGCGCCCGCGCCGCTGGTCGCCCGGCCCAGCCCCTGAGGGCCGCCGAGGTCTTCGACCCGGAGATCCTGGAGATCCTGCAGGCCCTGGACTACTGGCAGGGCGTCGAGGCCCGCGGCGCGGGGCTGGCGCCCAGTCTGGACGTCTCGGGCGACTTCATCGCGACCCTGGACGAGCAGCTGCAGTCGGCGCGGGATTCGACCTACGACGCCCTGTACGACGGGGTGCGGTCGGGCCTGGAGGCCGGCTTCTACGGCGGCGTGCCGGGCATGGTGGACTATCTGAGATCGCAGCTGATGCGGGCCCTGATGGACAGCCTGGCCCGGAGCCTCTCTGAGGCCGTGGTCGGCTCCGGCGGCGGCGGATCGGGGGGCTGGATCAAGTCCGCCGTCATGTCCGTGCTGACCGGCAGCTTTGCAACCGGCACCAGCTTTGCCCCTGGCGGCATGGCCCTGGTGGGCGAGCGCGGCCCGGAGGTGGTGAACCTGCCCCGGGGCTCGACGGTCACCCCGCACGGGATCGCCGACATCCGACCCCGGGGCGGGGCGGCTCCGGTCGTCATCACGGCCGACTTTCGCGGCGCGGTCGTCACCGAAGAGCTGATGGCCTCCTTCCGGGACTATGCCGACCAGGTCGGCGCGCAGGCCGCCGCCGAGGGCGCGGCCCGGGGCGCGGCTGAGGCCCAGGCCCGGATCTACACCCGCGCGAGGAACAGGCTGGGCCGATGAGCGTATCCCTTCCGAACCTTCCTGACCTGGTCCAGGTCTCCGCCCGCCTGGTGGACTTTCAGTCGGTGCTGACCCCGATTCTCGGCGGCCCGGTCCAGACCATCCAGCGCCTGGGCGCCCGGTTCGCCGTGGACGTGACCCTGCCGCCCCTGGAGCCCGCCGACGCGGGGAAGTTCCTGGCCGCCCGCATGAAGGCCCGGGCCGAGAACGACACCCTGACCCTGGCCTGGCCGCAGGCCGAGATCTGGTCGGTGATCGGCGGCGCCCCCGTGGTGAACGGGGCCGGCCAGGCCGGCGCCCGGCTGAACATCTCCGGCCTGACCGCCGGCCAGGTCATCCCGGCGGGGTGGTTCTTCAGCTTCGCCGCCGGGGGCCGCAGCGATCTGCACGTCACGACCCTGGAGGTGACGGCGAA